TTATTTTTATTTACTAATGTATTAACTGCTTCTTCCAATTGTCTTTGAAAGTATTCTTGTGTTTCAAAAGAATATCTAACATTATCTATATCAATTTTATCACTCATCTTGTACCTGCCCTTGATGCTACAAAATCAACTCCTTGTGCATGAGTAAATATAGTACCTGATGGTACTTTTACATTTGCTCTTACATATCTGCCACTTTGTCTTACAGGATTTATTCCACTTGTTGTCATTGATACTGAACTAGATGCAGTTTCGCTATCAGCTAATCGTTCTCTTGTTTTAACTGTTAAGGTTGCTGTTGCATCTACAATCGGTCTTACACCTATAATATTAGTTCTTAAACCTGGAAAAGGTTCAAGTTCTGAGGTTTCTATTTCGCATTCATTAGCTGTACCAGAAAAGATTGCAGCTTTATAATCTGAATCAATAGCACCTAAAAACATTTGTCCCCCTGACCAAAAATCTGTATCTAATGATGCATTAATATTTTCTAAACTTGTAGATAGAATATCCATTAATTCAACTGTATAAGCTCCTATAAATTGGGAAAATATTGTACTGGCACTAGCTTCGGCTAAAGACCATTTCTTTGTAACGTAATTATAAATAATAATACGATCACATATACCTGTTGTATTTGTTGTATTATTAACAGATGGATATAACCACATAGCTAATTGATTAAAAGGATCTACTGCTGCACAAATTCTATCTGTATAGGCTTTATTAAGATTAAGATCAAAAAATCTATTAACCTTTTCTGCTCCTATAGGAAGTATTGTATCACCTTGGATTTCATAGAAACCATCATCAGCATAAAAGAATACTCGTCTATTATCTTGGCATACTGTTCTGCCATATATAGCTCCTCTATTAGGTGAGATCACGGATAATCTAAATACAGTTGCTCCACCCACATAGTCCATACGAATGATTTGGTTTTGTCTAAATACATAACCAATTTCGCCTGATGTTATATGAACAACTCTACCACCAGATCCAGGTAAATCCTGTAAGTCAGATTGTTTACCAGTCCAAGATGCAATATCATTAATACCCGACCATTGAATTCTGTTTGTTGCACCTGATATGTGCCCTGTTACTAGGAAATCCCTAACTACTCCTGAAACTTTAAATGTAGGTAGTGATCCTGCAGTAACAATTGTGCTGAGATCTGCAAAGGCAGTTGAGGTTCCCATTAAATAATATTGTGGAGTATCTACTCCATTACTTACAATAATGTATTCACCAAATTGTGTGAAGGTAAGAAAATCAGTTGTTTCTCCTGTTAATGGAGTTCCTCCATCAAAATCAGTAACAGCCATTCTAGTAGTATCTGAAGAAGTAACTGTACGATTATCGTTTCCTATTGCTGCTCTAGTGACAGTCACTACATTTGCTGCTGGGTTAGCTGCTGAAAAATCTGCATGAGCATTAATACAAGTAAATATATTATCTGCTGTAGTATCGTTAGATTCGTTATGAAAAAATTTATTTGTAGCAGGTGTTCCAGTACCAGCACCTTGACAAGTAAAGGTAACTGTTGTTCCATCATTTTTTGTTAGAACAAGAGTTGAATCAGTTGCTATGTTCGAATAATCGGTAACTGTAATTGTACAGGTTGCATAAGAGCTTGATAATAATGTTCCTCCTGCACCTACATCAGCAAATGTTCCTGATGTTAATTTATATATAGTATCTTTAGTAGCTACAAAGTTATAAACTGTGTTAGAGTTATCTCTAAAAGATCCTGCTCCTCTAGAATCTTTAACACAAGTATTAGAACTGTAATCAACTAAAGAAGGAAAGCGTTTATAGCTATTCTGTGCATAGTAGACATTAGTTGCTACGTTTGCACCTTTCTTTAGGTGATCAGGTTGATCAGGTAGCCATTCTCCAAAAGGTACTTGCATTATCTGTTCCTATAAAATGATAGATCGGTTTGTATATCAGCTCTTTGTACTACAGGTGCTCCACCATATGAATCTTGTTTGTCGTTATTCTCACATCGTTCTAATGCTGCAATATACATTTGTAACCAATTTTGTTTTTGATCTGGATCTATTCCGCCAATAAAATTGGATGCATGATAAAGACTACCATACAGATAGATTCCAGGATGGTTTGTTAAAATATAATTGGAAGTATTCTCTCCAGAAGAGTTGGTTCCTGGAACAAGAGGATCGAAATTTTTGTAATATGATAAGTAACCAGTATAAGTAGTATCAGGGCTAGGACCAAATCTGAATTGTTCAGTTTCATTATCTGCCTCAATCGTATAAGAACGTGGTCTTCCAGATCTGGAACCACCTCTTATTTCAAATAAGTTATGGGGTGTAATATATTCTAGTGGATATTTAACACTAGATGATAAAATGTAAAATGACCTTACAGAAATAAATCCTGTAGGCACAGTTTCAGTTTCAGAATCAATAGTAACAGTATCAATCTGTTCCATCTGTCTTATTCTTAACTTAGCATTAAAATCTGCTTCAGTTAGTTTAATAAAATCATCTGCTATCTCATCTGAGAAATCAGTACGATTTAACCAATTCGCTATTGCTGTTTTTAAAGCTGCGTAAGTATTTAATGCCATTATAAAGATCCTTCTGAAGTTCTGAAATATTTAAACTCACTACTATTCAGTTTAGTTCTCATTATTTTCTTTTGTGTTTCTTTAGGTAAAGCCCACCAATTGTTGCTACCATTATATTCCTTAGTCCATAATTGAAGTATAATAGGAGGGACACTAGCAATTCTTCTCATATCTCTTGAGGCTGTATAGCCATCATTTTGAGTATAGAGTTTTTTATTTCTGTCTAGTAAGGGGTTAAGATTTTGTTGATTGTTGATGGTTAATTGACCATCAGACTCTTGTATATAACGAGTCTTAACTCCTTGATCCCATTCGGTAGCTCTTACCTTTGTCATTATTGTGTTAGTTCAGTAACACTTACTTTACCATCAGAACCGCCAACACGTAAAACTGCAATCTTTTCGCCTTCAGATACTTTAATGTATTCTATGTCATCTGCTGGAAGATATGCTGTTGTAGCTGCAGCAGTTGGTGAAACTGCAATTTGAATGTAGGTAGCAATTGTACTTACTACTCTTATACATTCAGTATTAGCTCCAAATGCTGAACTAGCACTTGAGGAACTACCTGCAGTTAAAACTTGCTGTGTGCTAAATCTTAATCCGTTCATATTTTGTTCTCCTTTTGTTTAGGATATGTTCCCAGAACGTTCCAGGAACATTAATCCAATTTAATTATCTTCTAATTACAAATGTTACTACACATTCGCAAGCAGTTGAAGATCCACCATCAGTTATCATTTCGATAGTTCCATCTTCTGCTACATCGTTTGCTGCAGTAGGTTCTGATGTATCTACATCACCAGCAGCAGATCCAGACTGAGTAACTGTAATTGCAGAGCCAGTCATAGCTGTTCCACCAATTTCCCATGTAAGAGCTGCGTTAGCAGATGATATTGCATTTTTAATGCTAGTTATAATTTTAATTACTTTACCTCCATCAGGCACAGGTACAAAAGTTGATCCTGATGCACTAATGTTAGTAATTTTAGATGTTAAAAAATAGTCGTTTAATGTTCTCATTATATTCCTTTAATTGTTCCGATCCTAACCTATCTCAGATCTTCAATTGTTTGAAATGCTGCTAGGCGAGCAGATTAAAGGTTACTCGCCTAAACAGTTAAAGTTATTATGAAGTAGTTAGATCCATTACTGAACCTGACGCTGCTTCATTTCTTGATTCAAGAGTTGCTTCTACTAAAAGCTGTCTCTTTTCAGAGTCGCCAGTTTTTGACAATTCATGCATAGTGAAGTCTCTTAAGAAAGCTACTCCCCAGTAATCCATGTCTAAAATATAAGCATCTCTATCTCTAGAGAACCTATTTGGAACTACTTGTAATTGACCAAAATCAGAAGCATAGACATCTACAGAAGTATATAATGTAGCGTCTGCACCTGCATCAAATCTAGTACTGTTACCAGTGAAACCTGACAATTTTTGTTTATTGAAAGGTCCAACCATAACCATAGTTGGATTTCCACCAGCATTCCATACTGATTTAATTACTGATTTTAATTGAGACTCTGTGAAAGCTCTTTGAGTACCATTCGTGTGAGCTGCATTTCCTGCACCTGCACCAGAAGCACCATCTGAAGCTAAATCATCATTAGTTACTACCCAAGATCCAAGTGCACCTAGCTGTCTTGCAGCTGATGCTGAACCTGTTACTTCAAGATTGTTAGAAGTAAGAGTACTTTCCATGTCTCTTTTTAGCTCTTTAGCTTTTTTAGCGATTTGGTAAGCGATCTCAGATGCTCTACCAGCTTTGTCAACTGCTTCCTGCGTACCTGTGATTACAACTGTTTTGTCCATAATTTGACAAGAGTTAGATAATCTAGTTGTTGCAGTAACAGCGTCTAAAGTTGCTTCATCACCTTCAATGACAGCATTGTTAGTAACTGCTGCTGTCAAAGCGTCTGTTTGCCATTCGTGTAAAACTGCAGTAGACTTAGTCTTTGCAGCTGAACTTAGGAATGGCGTATCTGTAGGTGAGATGTTATAAATAACATCAGAAAGATCTTCTCTTTCACCTATCGAATCATACGTATCAAACGTATTTGTTGGTTGTGCCATTGTTTATTTCCTTGTTTGTTGAGATTTAAGATTAATCATATCAATTAAAGCGTTCTGAGCTTCACGAAGATGCCCTGTTTTCTTTAATCGACCGATTTTATTTCTTATGCCCTCTCTACCTGAACTAACGCTTGATTTTGCGACACCAGCTTTTACAACTTTAGGAGCATTAGCTACCTTCTTCTGTGCTATAGGTCTTTTATCTTTAACAGATTTATAACTCATAGCATCTTTAATCACCATTAAGAAACGATGATCAGCAAGACTCCCAATCTCGTTGTCATCAAATCCATAACCTCTAAGCGTTGAACGCATGTTGGTTTT